CCACTAATTGTGCCAGTAATGGTTTCTCCTATGATGAGATCATTTGTTGTTGCTGTAGGACCATCAAGAGACCCTAGAACCATACTTGGTGATAATGCAGGACCAGTATTAGTAGATTCAAAAATACCATGAATCTTAATAACATCAGGAACATTCAATGAAATTACAGAGTCTTGAACTCTGGTTCCAAATGGGTAGTTGCCATAGGTAAGACCATCATTCAGACTAGTACCTGCAAAACCTGTATTTGTACCAGATGCAGAAAGTTTAGACTTATCGACAATAAGATTATTTGATATTGATTTTCTCTTAACCTTAGCCGTAACAGAACTCTTCCTTAAAGTCGTGATTAAAATTGTTCCTGCAGTATCAGCACCAGAAAGACCAATAATTTGAATTGTAGTGGAACCGTTACTGAGAACAACCTTGTCAGAAGTTAGAACTTCTGTGGTTCCATTAGAACGAATAAGAATGTATCTTTCTTCATCAAATGGTAGGAATGTTTCATTTGTTCCTGCATCAATTGCTGGAGTCTCTCCTTCAGCACTAATTGAAGTTTGGAACTGTTTTCTAATAACAATATTGGAAGATGAAAGATCAATAGAAGATAGATTTTTCTTGGGGAAAATACTGTAAAGTGACTGATTAGTGGATTCATTTCCACTTCCAAAGTTTCTTTGAATCTTACTATTAACAATTGTCAGATCGTTTACACTAGTAAGTGTAGAAGGAACAGAACCTTCAACAACACCACTGACGGTAGTAACACCAACAATCTTTAATGCAGATCCACTATTCTCAGTAATTCTACCAAGAGAAGGGACTGAACTAGAAATTGTGGTATATTTTACCAGATTACCAACAGTGGCAATGCCAATAAAGGATGTAGTTGCATTTGTAATAGTTGAGACACCAGTCACGGTATCACCAGCAGTCAAGGTTGCATTTCCAATAACAAAATTGGATTTTGGAACAATATTGGCAGTAAATGTATTTGCTGCACCAACAATACCATAAACTGATTGAATATCAGAGTTACCATATGATCTAGAATCAATTACATATCTGTCATTATCTTTGACACCATTAAATACCAGGTTTTCTCCAATAAAGAAGTTACCTTTTACATTATATGCAGTAACAGCAGCTCCTGCACTTACTGGACTTCTAAGATAAGCAGAAGCACCACTAGATTCACCTTGAATAAAGGTTGGAAGTGCGAGAGTTACATTTTCATTGACTGTAAGATCTGTATTTGTTTGTATATCAAACAGTGAAAGATCCCACTTATTCAAATTTGCGTTTGTAGTGTCATAAGAGCCTGATTCTAGGGCAAAATCATAGATTCTTGCAACACCAATTTCTTTACCACCAGCGCTTCCATTGGTTTGAACTCTTTGATCTCTGAGACTTAGAGTATTTGAAGTATTAAAACCAATTGTTGCAGATCCAAAGACAGTATCGACTTCAAAGGTAGGTCCAAAACCAAAGTTAATGGCCTGATTTTGAAGTAAACGTGTGGTTCTTGGTTTTGGACAATCAATAAGAGTGGTAGATCTGGTCTCAACCTCAAAACCTTTCACATATGCCTTACCAGGTGAAATTCTGTAAATTGCAAGGTTTTCATTAGGAGTACTACCCTGGGCAGTGGTTTGACCCTCTTCGTAAATACCTCTATTTCCTTCACCATCATTTAAACTATCTCTTAAAGAGGTAGTAAACTCTTTAATATAATAGTTACCAGATTCGTCATAAGTTCTTCTGGCAAGTTCTTGTGCCAGAATATTATATTCAGTTTTATTGACATCTGATCTTAATTCGCCATCAATAACTTCAGATAACTGAATAAAGTTAATATCTTCAAATTCATCTAAGGGTCTTTTTGAAAGCCTTGCACTAATTTTGAAGCGATCAGCTCCTGGTGCACTATAATTGTTAAAACCTTGAGCATTATCTGTAAGAGATGGATCTACATCAGAAGAAACAATACTTTCTGTTACTTGTAGACCAATTCTATAGTTTGGTTTGTTTGAATATTGATCAAGAATCAAAATTTGATCATATACATCAACAAAAGTACCTCTTAAGAAGTACACACCATTATTCAGGGTAAATGCTGAACCTTTGGCAGACGCATTTGTTGTGAGTGTATTTGCAAAACCTTCACCAGCAGAGATGAAAGTTGTTGCATAGTTAATATTGACTCCTGTTACTAGAACTTCATTGTCAAAGAAAGTCTCAGTTGCAGCATCTGTACTTGCAGAATCAAAATATGTTACATATAAAGTATAATTTCCTCTATCTGACTCTTTATTTGTGATATATGTAATAACTTTTGCAGTTACACCAGAATCTCTACCACTAATTTTTTGTCCAATCAACTGGTCAAGATATAGTGCAACAGGAATTCCAAGAAATTCTTCCTGAATCTGAATAGCGTAGAATGTTGAGTTATAAGTGACGTTACCAGGAATTACCTGAGCACCTTCTTTAAAAAGGTGATTACCTACATCTTCAACTTGATTCTGAAGAACAGATTGTAGATTATTAAGTTCTCTGGCCTGAACGGGATATCCAGGTTTGAACAATACCTTATAATAGTTACTCTGAGGATCGAAATCATCAAAATATGGAGCAACGTTGAGATTAGTTTCCTGTGGCATAATTCTTTAGAACTGCAAGATAATCTTTACATCTTCTTTCTGTGACGAAGACCTTGTTACGGAAGGTCTGTTATCAAGGAAAATAATGTTTCCAGAGTATTTTTTAGACTCTGGTTGTGAAACACCATTAGTGAAGGATTGACCAAGATAATATGTACGATTATTTAGGACTGTAGAGACGCCGGTAAATACTGTGTCAATACCCAAGTTAGCACTTCCTCCAACAATCGCAAAACTACCACCAGTAGTCGTATTGGTGGTAAATCTATTCATATTAAATCCGTATGTTGGATCAGGATTTAATGAACCATTGGTACTAAAACCTGCAGTTGATTTATCCTGCCAGTACTTTAGAACACCAGTAACTTGATCATATGAAACAACTCTACCAACAGCAGTTGATCCAAGACCAACTGTTTGGGTAATGTATGCATCCTGAGCAAATGTTGCTGAGCTATAACCAGTACCGGTCAATCTAAGAGCATATACTGCACTGGCCTTATCAAGTGTAAGATTTGAACTTGAACCTTGTGTATGTGGGTTTTCTACAAGTCCTACAGACGCAAACTGGTTTCCAGTGATAAAATCTGGATTTTCCGTATCATTTTCAAATCTAGAATATGTCAGAACGTTATATGCACCTAGTTCACTATAGATATCTGCACCATGACCACCTTGTGGTGGGACAATTACATTAAAAATTGGTAAAGTTGTACCAGTAGGAACTCCACCGGCTTCCCAATCAACAGAACCAAAGGTATACCCAGAACCTCCTTTAGAAATATTAATACTTTCTACTTTAGAGTCATTGTTGATAACAATGGTTGCTTCTGCACCACCACCGTCACCTTTGATAGGAACTCTGGTATATGTTCTATTGGCAGTACCAATACCAACACCACGATTTCTAATTGTAATGATCTTTAATTGACCACTATTTGTAGCATTATCTCTTACTGGAGCATCTTTGGTACTTGAATACCAATCATTAGGAACAGGAATATAGTTAGTCGAGTCAAACTTAATTGCCTGACTTGGACTAATGGTATAGAGGTATTTCCAAATGTAACCATCACCACTACTACCCGCCTCTCTTGGTTCTAGATCACTGAAAGTTGGTTCATCCAGAGAAGGACCACCAACAAAGTTATTTTCAGGGTCAGCACCATTATAGAGACAAATATAGACTCTATAATCACTATTCATCACATAGTAGTTTGCAGAATATAAATCAAACGAACCAGAGGGTTGTGAAGGATTATTTCTACTAATATCATTACGATACATGTCATAAGTAATACCCGATGTCCAGGTTACTTTCCTAACAACTTGACTTACATCACTTGCATTTATTTTTTTCAACGCAAGCATTGAATCCCATGTGTTACTATAGGTTTCAAAACTATCAATCGGAGTGGGAGGATTAGAATCCCAGTTCGATTGATAGTCCGTTGCATTAGGAATACCAATGAAAGTATAGTAAGAATTTGAGCTGGACTGGATACCGGCAACAAAATTCTTAGCATTCAATATTCTAAGTTGATCAGTAATTATTGCTGCCATTTTGTTAGGACTTTTTGTTATTTATTAGAGATTTTAGATAGTGTTAGGATAAACACTAATTGTGTTACCCATTCCAGGGTGTGATGTACACTGATAATATAATGTATTTGGTGCATCCATAGGAATTTCAAATCTTAATGTTCCATTTGATACTGAAGTAGTAGAAACACCACTATTGTAAGCAGCACCACCATTCGATACTCTAATCGCGAATGGATGAGCATCCATTGTATTTACAAACTCATAGGTCTGCCCTCTTGCGAGGTATAAGACTGGATCAGCAACAGCACCACTGAATCCAGGTCCAGTAAATGTGTAAT